GCTCGGACTGAATCATATAGCCGCTCGGCAGGGTGGCCCCATAAGCCAGATTTAAAATGTCGTCCGATTTCCATACCCCCGGCGCAATAAACCCGATGCGGTTCATGTCATCGCATACAACCTTGATGGCGTCTTTGATTCGGGTCATCCCGGGTTCGGTCTGAGCAATCTTGCTGTTCTGGTACATCAGGTCCATGACGGCCAGCTGCATGTCGTTTTTATACTTATCCAGATAAATGACTTCGTCGAACCAGGTACCATCTGCCATCGTGCCTTTTTCAAACACGTTGTAATAGCTGCCGCGGTTGATGTAGACGTTGCCATAATTACCTTGGATGGCGTTAACCTTGGCCGACGAGAACAGCGCAGAGGAGTTTTCTGTTTCGACGCCGACTTCCGTCTTAGATGCCAATGTGAAGGCGCTGTCAATGGTTCCGGTCATGGCGCCCATGGCCCAGCCAATGATGGCACAAACGGCGTCGTCGTTCTTCGAGCTGTACTGGCCAAAGCTTTGTCGGTAGCTCAGGTCCTTGAGCTTCTTGAAAATGCCGCCATCTTCGGTGTCCATGACTTTGGCATCATTCGTCGTGTACGCAAATACGGTATCTGGAGATACCGATTCAACATACTGCGCACAATCAAGAATTTGGTCGTTGGAAATGGCCCCGCAATAAATGCCGATATACCACTCGCCGTCGTCTTCGCGGCAGGCCTGCAACGTAGCCAGCGGCGTTTCCAAAGCGCTGTCGGTTTTCATGGCCTTGCCAATGGCGACCTTCGGCGGTGTCTTCGCCTGTCCAAAAATAAGGGCTGCTGCTTTATACAGCCGGTCGCTTGTAGTAAAGCCATCTTGCAACATTTCGGTCGTGTTTTCATAGGTTTTGATTCTGGCCGACCCAAAATCGACCTTGTCGCCAACATCACCCATAAGCAATGCCAGGTTAAAGGCTTTTCGAACCGCCGACCGGGCCGACAGGTTGAACATAACGTTCGCAATCGGGTCCAGCGGCAGTGTGTAATTCGCCATGGAAATTCCTCCTTATCAATTATGTACTGAAGTATTGACAGTAAGTGACTCGATGTGCCCGACGTCTTCGTCTGGCGCTTCGTACCACTCGTTAAAGTGCAGCGCGACATCGTACCGGTTCCACCACCGCCCCGCATATAATTCCGGGACATAGCGGCATGCCGGCATATCAGGAACCAGGAAGACGCCGCCCTGGCTGAGCGTTCGACGGACTTTCTCCGTGAAGACGCCGTCTTTGATTTGATTGGCTATATCATAGGATTCCGGTCCGTATATCGTGCAGAGCAACTCCCACACTCTCGTTCGTCCCCGTTTCCTGATAACCGTATCATTTTCCGTTACGTAGATACTGTCGTTCTGCTTGCCATATTCGTCATCCATTTCGGACAGATTGAGGAAGACGATATTATCGTCGAATCCCCAGTCCGGGCCGCCTTTAGTGGGGTATTTCCACCGAATATAGCGGTCTGGTTCTCCTGATACTTCATTTCCCACTATCTCATTGATGGCGTCCCAGAACAAATTCGTAAGATCACTATATTTCACGGGCTATCACCTGCCAGCGTGCCAATAGCTTTGTAATAGCCATTGCTCTGATAGTCGAACACCTGCAACAGCTTGTATTTTTGACCTCGGAACACGCATATATCGGACATCGAGTCCGTATCCGTTATATGGAATGGGACATCTGCATAGAAAGTCTTCATGCCATTCTGGCGGTCACCTTCCGGCAGCATTTCAAGGTCCTTTGAAGAGGACGGGGCTACAATGCCTTCGACTTCAATCGTTTCCGTCACCTGGGCCTGCACGCCCTTATGCCAGGTGCTGCCGGTGTTCCGGATGATCGTGAAGGCATCGCAAAAGTCCGAGTCATGTATCAGTTCCCTTACGTTTATCATGTTTTATCCCTCACTACATACGTTATCGCCTTGCGCATTTCGCCGGTATCAATCAGCGGTTGCGAGGACCCTTTCTTCTTAATGGTGTACGAGGCGTTGGGTGGCCATCCATTGGCCGGATTCTCGAACCAGCCGCGGGCGGCTGATACAGCCACCATGCCCGCTTTGTTTAGATTGGCCTCACATTGCGCTGGTTTCCCCTCTAAGGCGCTTTTGCTGGCCGCGCCTATAAGTTTACCAATAGCGTCTTTCTGGCTCGCTATGGCCGGTTCTAAGACGGGCCTAGGCGGGACGTGATACATGGGGCTCCCGTGCGAATGGATGTACAGCTCGTGAGCCTTGCTGTATTTCATACCAGAATCAAGGTCGTCCTGCATTTCCTTGCGCATGGACACGCTGCGGACGCCATGAGACTGGATATAGAGCAGCTCGGCATTGTTGATTTCGCCGCCGTGTTCACGTGTCGATTTTTCAGCCGGGATGCCGACAAGGACTTCTTTATTGGTCAGCGCTTTTAGCTGCTTCCGCAACTCCTGCAGGTGATTGAGCTTCTGTAGCGACACTTTCATTACCATACGCACATCCCTCCGGCTGATACCAGTCGAGCAATCGTGATGAACTGCTGGCCAAATGCGGTGTACTTATAAGTACCCCAGCCATCAAAATCGCCTGCCATCATGCTGAAGTCGTAAGAAACGGACAGATCACCGGCGCTTTTAGACGTCTGTACGCCCTTGGCAAGGCCGGCGTTGATGATTTTTGACGTCGCATCCTCGGGGGCCGCAGCTGACTGCATATAAAGCGTCAGCCAGTGCGCGATAAACAGGCCCATAGCCACTTCCCAGTAATCTCGGTATCGCCGGTAGGCGAGCGCGGCATGAGCCAGCTTCACCCATCCAGAAACAACAACAGCCGGGATTACTCGATTCCCGGCTGTGTCTGTTTTGTTAAATTGGGGATATGCGGTATAAAACGTGTCTTCCGTATATTCGGGGTTATCCCCGCAACGGATATTGGATGCCGCCGTGATGATTCCCATGACATCAAGCGTTGAGTAAATCATCATATCGCCCCCTCCCCTGGGTTATTTTTTCGCCGTCTCGGTATCTTTGCCTGTGTCTTTTCCCGTCGCTTTTTTGCCGTCGTCCGGGTCATCTGCTACGTCGATAGTGCCGTCAGCCTTGCCCCACGCGTACATCGGGTCTTTGGCAACCCAGTCCGGCAGGGTTTCGAATTTATACGGCTCTACTGTCAAGAGCTTGTCCGATTCGCCAGTCGGCGACGGGTTCCTGAAGGCAATCTTTTTCTTGGATATTAAACGAATACTCATGGGGTTCCCTCCTAAATGCCATCTCGATAGATAAACGGTTCATAGTAATGGATTTTGACCTGGCCTACGTTCGACATATACAAGGAATCGTAGGAAGCGCCGATAACATTCGGCTGGGTCATGACACGAGACAACGGAACCGGAACGTCCATGCCGACGAAGCGCTTTTCATTGACATAGGCCACCATGCGGTTGGTGCTACCTGTACCGCGGCCTGTGCAGAACCGACATTCCGCAATGACTAAATCGATGCCTTTAGCCTTTGCGATATTGTTGTCCATCAAGTACTTCAGCAAGGATACCGGAGCCGTGGCGCCATTAGCTGTAAACGGCGTGCGGTTCAGATATGCAAAGTTTTCCGGATCAATCAAGATGTGATTCGGAATAGCCGAGTTATCGTACTGCGCGGCGGCCCAGCCAGCTACAATAGCGTCATCGATATCATTCAGGATTTCCTGAGGAGTCTTGTTTTTCCAGGTCGTTTTACCAGATGCGCCAGTGGCAACCGCAGCCGCGGTAACATGGGCATCATTCATCAGACCGGTCGTTCCATAGGATTTCTGGCCGAGATACGTATTGATGTCCATATATTTGTCATAATCGAGGCGGATACCATCATCATAGATCTGTTCAATAGACCGGCCGGTTACGGCTCCGCGGAGCTGGTCCTGGATTTTGATGCTCATGGATACTTCATAAGGCATAACCTTATACAGGTCTTTGCTCATATCGGCCTGGATACGTCTGATAGCGTTCTGGACGCCGCCGATACCATCGTGTTCGCCTCCGGTTACGCTATAGTCTACGTTCATGGCCGAGGTAGCTTCTACCCAGCCGCCACCACTCTCGATGGTGATGTCGCGGGGATAGGTGGTGTTGGTCAGCGGCTCACGCAAGGACGGGTCGATTTTTTCAAGCTCGCTTTCCAAGAACGCCAGCCCGCTGGCAATGGCCGATGCGTCCATAGTAATGCGGCCGGACGCCCCCATCTGCGGAGCTGTCGCTAATTTATACTGCTTTCTCATGCTAATTCTCCTCCTTCTCGATTACACGCCCTGGCGGGTCAAGATAGTAAGTTCGGCCACGTTGCGGGCGTCTGCGTCAGACGACCATTTTACCCCAGTCAGTTCGATGCAGTTACCGGCTTCATTATCGGCCCCGAGGTCTCCGATTGCGGCTCCTGCCGGGC